CGTTCAGGTGTCTGCGCACCGCACCTGCCACGCGCTTGAAAGCGCCGCGAGGCATCAGCTTGAAAAACTCAATGGGCATCCCGGTTGCCTTGACCGCCATGGCGCGGGCAAATGCTGTTGTGGTCTCGCACAGCACCGAGGCCGCCGCCTCGCCCTCGCCGAAAAGCTGCCGCTGCACGTCGATAGCGTCCTGCACGGTCAGCTTCTCCAGCCCCGTCAGGTCGATCTCTCCGTACTCCTTGCCCTCGAACACGTAGGGCTTTGCCAGCTCCACGATGTTCTCGCTCTTTTTTGTCCCCTCGTTTGCGGTCTCCGCCGCCGTGATCTTGTCCTCTGCCATTGGTGTTCGCTCCTTTCAGCGTCGTTTCGTTGTGTGAAAACACGGCCCGCCCCCGTTTGCGCAGGGACAGGCCGTATTGTTTTTCGCCCGTTAGATCAGGCTGTTCACGCCCGCCAGCATAAACGTGTTGGCCGCCCACGTCAGGAAGCGGCGGACGCTGAACCAGCGGTCTTTCGGGTCGCTGATGCCGGGGTAGGCCGCCGTGTTGTTGCCCCACAGGCGGAAGCCGTTCATGTTCAGCCACGTCGCCACGCCGAAGCTGTTCACGGTGTTGGCCTGCTCCTGATCAAGCACCACCTCCGTGCCATCTTCAAGGCAGGCGGCAGAAACGGCGATGGTCTTGTTGCTGGGGCTGACGTTGGGTGTGTCGTCGTTCTGCGCGTCGGTGTAGGCCGTCAGCGCCGCCGCCAGTGCGCTGCCGCTGTACACCGTGTTGCCCACCTTGGCAAATGGCCACACCGCATAGGCGTTGGGGTCGCTCACCGCCTGCGCCTCCTTGGTGGTCTTTACGGCGGTGTACTTGGTCGCGCCGGTGTTGCTGCAGTCGATGTCCACAACGCACACCGCGCCGAACACGCTGTTGATGCTCTTGGTCTTTGCCTGCAAGGCTGCCGCCACCGTCGCGTCCTTGCTGAAACGCGGGGCCAGCAGGATGCCGGGTGTCATGGACAGCTTCGGGTAGACCTGACGTACCACCTCAAGGCCGGTCTCCTTGCCGGTGGAGTTGTCCACACCGCCCACGATGTCTGCCGCCGTCACCTTGCTGGGGTCGATCTTGTTGCCGGTCACGGTCAGGCTCGTTGCTTCCTTACCCGCGCCGGTGGAAAGCACCACGATATTCAGCGTACCGTCGTCGTTCCATGTGGTGGTGTAGTCCGTGCCTGCGGTCAGCGTGTTGGAACCGCTCTTGACGGTCAGCCCCTCCAGCAGAACGCCCGTTTCCTCCAGCACAGCCACGCCGTCATTCACCTGAACGGTGCCGCCGGTGATGGCGACCTTGTGCTTGGCAGGGTCAAGCACATTGATCAGCACCATGGGCGCAATGCCCACAACGCTGAAATTCGCGCTGATGCACTCGCAGAGGGTGTAGTTGGCGAAGTCAGGCAGATAGCCCACCGCCTCCACGGCCTCCTTGTAGCTGTTCACCAGCAACGGCACGTTGACCGCCGCCGCCGGGTCTTTGAGCATATTCACCGGGGCGGTGCCTACGATCACCTGCAAGCCCGCCGTGCCGGTGATGGGCGCGACCATGCTGGTCGCAACCTCGCTCGTGTATACGCCGTGTTTGTATGCCATAGTCTTTCTTCCTCCTTACAGTTCGGATTTGATCTTGCCGTACAGAATGGCCTCCGCCGTTCCTGCGGTCTCCAGCCGCTTTCTCGTCTCGGCAAAGCGCTCCACGTCCACCACCAGCGCCCCGGCCTCCGGGTGAATGGCGATGAACGCCTCCAGTGCCTCCGGGATGCCGCCGCGAAACACCGTGTACTGCTTGGCAACGCCGCGCACCGTTGGGCCGCAGTAAACCTGCGTCACGCTTGTTTTCTCCCGCTCCGTGGCCGCAGTCTCAGCAGCAGTCTCCGCCGCCGGGATAGCCGTCTCATTCACAGCGGCATCCGCCGCCAGCTTATCGCTTCTCTTGCTCATACCAGCTCCTCCATTTCTGTGTCCTGTGTCATGGCCGGTGCGGTGCAGGTCAGCGAACACGCCCCGAAATAGTACGGGTAGGTGTCGTCCTGCTGCATGGCCCACACGATGGGTTTCAGTACGGTGAACGCCCCGCCGAAATACGGCTTGGTGCATAACCGTTGCACGATGTCCTCCTTGATGTTGGCAACATCCTGATAGCCCTCTCGCTCCTTGCCCTCGTCGTAGGCGCACACGATCAGGCTGAACTCAACCGCCTGCGGCCCGTCGTCGTTCTTGATCTCGCCTCCGGTCATGCGCACAACGATGTACGGGGCCGCCGCCGCGTCCGTGTCCACATCCGCGTCATAGTCCTCCGGCACCGGCAAATCCTGCTTGAAGATTTTCAGCTCCTTGCGGCTCTGCTGGCCGTTGTACTTCTTCCCGACGAAAAGCTCCTCCAGCGTTTCGATCAGCGCATCTTGGCAGAGCTGGGGAGTTCGCCCGATGCCTGCGGCCCTCACCGCATCCATATAGTTCTTCATGGCTTACTTCCTCCTCGCCGCTCGCGCCAGCACCCGCTCGGTCTGCTCCATCAGGCGGTCTTGCAGATACTCGGACACCTCCGGCTCCACCATCGGCCATACGGTAGAGTGCATCGCCGAGGCCGACGGGCTTCCCATTGTCACCAACTTTTCCACCTTGCCGTCCTTGTTTCGCCACCTTGGGCGGCCCCGCTCCGTGACCGTGTGGCTGGAGCTGGAGCCGATCTGTCGCTGCACCATGCCGATGTGTCCGCTCTTGAACTGCACGAGAAATCCCTTGCTCATGTTGGCGTTGCCCGTCAGCGCCGCCATGGACGAGGCTTTCAGAACACGGGCTTTCACATACTTTGGCGCGTGGTGCAAAACCTCGCGCCCGGTAAAGCGCTCCGTCGGCCTGTGCTGGAAATAACCGAGATCGTTGCGCATCTTTGCGATGTGCAGCTCTGCGCTCAAACTGGTGTTGCTGGCCTTTTTCCGTTGCACAAGGTCTTTCAGGTGCCGCCTGCCCGCCGCGTTCACGGCGTACCGCGCCTTTGCCTTTGCGATCATCAGCTTGCGGGCCTGCCGTGCCGTGGCGTTGATGGCTACCTTGGCCGCCGCCGGGGTCTTTTTCTTCAAATCGCCCAGCGCCGCCGCCACGGTGTCCAGCCCGTCCACTTCGATGGTCAGGTTCCCTGCGTCATAGGTTACTCTGCTCATTGCCGCGTCCTTTCCATGGAAATGCGGTACACGCCCGCCTCCTCCTCGCAGTTGAGGATGGTGTACGACCGCTGCCGGTTCGTCCCTTTGTCCAGAACGAGGTGCTTTCCCACTTTCGGCTTTGGCCCGTAGTCGCTCACGCGGATATACAGCACCGTGTAGGCCGTATACAGTCCCGTGTCGAAGTTCTGCTTGGCTCCCGCCTCCCAATGGGCGCTATGCTCTTTGAGCCGCTGATCGTCCACGATCACCAGCGCGTCCTTGCCGTCAACCGTGTGCCAGTCCGCGTGTTCGTCCTGCTCAAAGAAAGCCGCGTCGATGTCCGCTGCGGCGCAGTCCTTAAAAGTGAGCGGAGGGGCAGCCCCCTCCGCTCCGCTGTATTCCTGCTTTAGCTCGAACAGCGCCATGTCAGCACACGGTCGCCACCAGCCAGCTATCCACCTTGTCGGGGATGGGCAGCGGGTGCGCCTGCAGCTCCACCATGCGGCGGTCGGGATGATGCTCCACATAGCTGCGCAGGACGCGGCTGGTCTGGGAGGTCACCCACAGGCCGGATGCGTCCTCGATGTAGGTGCAGGCACCGTAGGCCATCATGTAGTTGGGTCTGGAGCTGATCAGGATGATCATGTTGTCCGGGATAAGAGGCTTGGTCTCCGGCGCGTCAGGGTTAGTCCAGTCGTCGTAGTAGACCTCGCCATAAACATACATGTCAAGGCTGGGGTCGTTCAGGTGGCCGAGGTACTTCACGCCGTTGGGCAGGTCGCGGGGGGCGATCTCGCCGAGGTTCATGCGGCGATTGTCCAGCATCTTCTGCACGTTGGCATCGGCAAAGAACTTTGCCTTGGCCGTCTTGCCCATGATGAGGGTGTCCACGTTGGCAAAGCCGCCGTGCAGCACCGCGTCCGTCCAGTCGCCGAGGTTGCCGAGGATGTCAGCCTTGGTGCCGCCCCACTTGTTGTCACCGGTCAGGGTTTTCTTGTTGGTCAGGCCGAAGTCGATGGTCTCGTTCACGCCCTCGCCCACAATGGGGATGGTGCCGGTCACGATGGCCTGCACCGCCATCCACTCCTCGCGGCGCGTGGTCGCGTCGTTCAGCGTGGCGTACTCCTCCATGAGCTTCTGTGCGGCCCTCTGTGCAGGGGTCATGCCGCTGTACAGATCTTCGCCCGGCAGGCGGTTCATGAGCTGGTCAGCGGTGGTCACGTCATAGGGGTTGATCAGAGGGGGCTTGTAGCTCTCAGTCTGGTAGCCGTTGGCTTTCAACACCTTGCCGCCCACGCGAGGATGGACAAAGGCCGCCATGCGGCGGTCGCCTTTCACAAGGTCGATGTCCACGCGCTCGGTAGCGAACGTCTTGATGTTGGTGAAAAAGGTGTCGCGGAAATAGGTGTGTACGGCAGGGGTCTGTCTCACCACCTCCGCCAGATAGCGGGGGGAGTAAATGTTCACTTCGTTAGCCATGTTCTTTCTTCCTCCTTACTTCAAGTAGATGCCGAGGTTGCGCAGAGGAACCTCCACGTCCGCAGCGGTGGCGTTGGCGGGCAGCACCAGCGCGTCGGCGAAGAACTCGCCGGAGAGGTACACGATGCCGTCCTCACCCGATGCGACATCCTCCGCCAGAATGCCGTACAGGCCCGTGGTGGTCACGGTGTAGGGAGCGGAGCTGCCGCTCACGCTGATGGCGGCCAGCTTACCATCGCTGTTGAGAACCACGGGAGCGCCGCGCTTCAATGCGGCGGATGCCTCCTTGACTGCCGTAACGATCTCCGCATTACCCGCGATCAGGTAATCCGGCTGGGTGGAAAAGGTCTTTTTCGCCAAATCCATGCTCATGTTCTTTCTCCTCCTTTACTGCTTCTTGCCCATGGACTTGATCGCGTCCATGAACTCGTCCTGCTTGCCCGCACTGCCGCCGGTGCCGCTGTCATTCTTCACGCCGCCCATGCCGCTCTTGTCGGCATCGGCCTTTGCTCCGTTGAGCCATGCGTTGCCGCTCTCCTTGGCAGCTTTCATCATGGCCACAGCGTACTCGCTGGCGCTCACCGGCTTTGTGAACTTGGCCTCATTCGTCAGCGCCTCGCTGCCGGACAGGGCCATGTCCTCGATGTCGTGGATGCGCTGGCGCTCGTCGCTCGTCGCTTTGTTCGCCGCCGCCTCCTCGATTTCATTGACCAGTGCGGGATAGGCCCCGCGCAGGTCGTCCACGGTCTTGATCTCGTTTGCCATGTTCGTTACCTCCTTATGGCAGTTGTTATTTACAGAGCAGGAGGCGGGAGCTGCCTTGCTGCTTTGTACAAAGTTGGGTGCCTTGTCGAAAGGCAGGTGTGTGTTGACGCTGTTGACGAACAGCATCCCGTCCCGGTTTTCGATCACCGTGCCGTCCGCCTCGTCCGTCAGCTCGTCGATAAAGCCGTTTTCCTTGGCCTGCGCCGCCGTCCACCAGCTTGTCTCGTCCATCCATCCGGCCACCTCGTCCTTATCCCTGCCCGTCTTTTTCGCATACAGGCCCACGATGCTTTCCCGGATGGCGTTCATCGCCTCGATGTACTTCTGCAATTCCTCGGCGTTGTAGTAGCCGTGAGCGCCCATGCGCACCGGATGCACCATGTAGGTGCTGTCGTTGGCGGCGATCACCTTGCCGCAATGGCAGGCGACGATGGTTGCCGCGCTGGCGCACAGTCCGTCGATCTTCGCCGTCACTGCCGCCGGGTGCTGTTCAAGCTGGTTGCCGATGGCCTGCGCTGCGAACACGTCGCCGCCGCCGCTGTTGATGCGCACCGTGATCTCGTCCAGCGCTCCCAGACCGGCCAGTTCCTCCGCAAACTGCTTCGGGGTCACCTCGTCGCCCCACCAGCTCGTCTGCGAAATGTCGCCGTAAAGCAGCAGCTCCACCTTGTTTCCTGCCTGATTGCAGAATTTCCAGAATTTCTTGTTTTCGGGCATTTCTGTTTTCCTCCTATTCTCCCGCCGTCTGCGCTTTTCCGATCTCGTCCACCTCGCGCTTGCGCTTGGCCTCTGTCATGCGCAGTTTGATGTTGCGGTTGTAGTCCCCGCCGGTCATTTGCGCCGTCTCCTCCTGCGCCGTGCTGAAACCGGCATCCACCCGCTTGATGGCGGCATCCACCTCCTGCACGGGGTTCAGGTTCGTCCGTGCCGGGCCGTTCCACGCGCAGGCCGTGTACGCCTTGCGTCGCGCCGGGTCGGTGAAAAAGCCCGGTGCGTGGATACGCCCACGGGCGACCGCCTCGGCAAACCACTCCTCGTAGACCGGCTGGCAGAAATCGTCCGTGAACCAGTCCCGCTGCATACTACAGGTGCGCCAGAACTCGTTGAGTGCGCCGCGAGCTGCCGAATAGCTGGTGGTGAACTGCTTCATCATCACCTCCGGCGGTATCTCCAGCCCCGCGCCGATCAGGCGGATGGTGGCGTTGGTAAACTCGTCGTACCCGGTGTTCGGGTGCTTCGGGTCTGCAAACTGCACCTCCTCGCCGGGGTTCAGGTCGATAATGGCCCCTGGCCCCAGTTCGATGCTGCTTTGGTCGGCGCTGTCGATCAGCTCCTCCGCCGGTATCATTTCTCCGAACGGTCTGCCGTCCGACGGGTTTTGTGACTTCACAAACACCGTGAACATGGCGCTGATCACCGCCGCCGTGATCTCCGCGTCCGTGTAGCGTCCAAGCTGTTTCAGGCTCTCCAGCACAGGAGCCAGCAGGGGAACGCCCCGCCGCTGGCCGATGCGCTCCCGGCTCATGATGTGCAGCACGTTCCTCCGTCCGGTCGCCTCGCCGTAGGCTTCCACCCTCTGCCACGTCAGCCCCGCCGCGTCCACGGCGCTGTTGCTTCCCAGCGGGTGCCGGTTGCATATCCAGTATGCCGTCACCATACCGTCCGCGTCGGTCTCCACGCCCTGCACGATGCTTTCTACCTCATGGCCCTGCACGGTACAGGGCATCAGCCGGTCAAAGCCGTCCGGGCTGCATACCCGGTCTGCCTCGATCAGTCGCACACGCAGGTCATACGGTTGCCCGGCCTGATGTTTCATGGGCAGCAGGGCGATGGTGTCTCCGTTCATCAGGTAACTCAAAAAGGCAAGCTGCTGGAGCTGATAGAAGTTGTCCATTCGCTCCGCGTCGCATACCGGCGTGTCCGCCCACAGGGCGAACTCCCGCACGATCTGCGCTTGCAGCTTCTCCGCCGCCGCCTCGTCCAGTCCCAGATAGTCGCTGTCGAGCTGCGGCGCAGGCATCAATCCGCCTGCCACTACGTTCGTCCGCATGGTTTTCAGCGCTGCCGTGGCTGTCGGGATGCCCATGTAAGCGTCCCGGCTCCGCTGTCGTAGAACGTCGATGTTGTCCTCGATGTCCTCCTTGGCGCTGCCGCCGTGGTACATCCAGCCCCTCATGCTCTTTTTCGTCAGGTTGGCTCCGTAGTTGCCATACCCGCTGTTGATCACGCTCAGCGCGGCTCTCGCCG